TCGGCAACGCCAGACGTAGTCCGAGTGACGTTATAACGGGGACCGACCTGTTCCGAAACCTTCAGACCGTTACGGTCATCCATTTCGGTGTCATACTTCTTCCAAGTAACCAAGTCCTTTGCGAGGAGGTTATTCTGGAACGTCGCCGCGAAGGCGTTGAGGACCAACTTCTGCTGGTCGACAGTAATAGTAGCCATTAGCTATGTAATCCTTTCAAATAGCTAACCTTCGCGGAAAGACTTCTTACTTTCGTTTAAAGAATTCTTTCTCGAAGGCATCCAAATCGTCTGTGTCGCCGGGCACCGCGAAACGACCGCCGGAACCACGAGACATCGCAGCCGGGGGCTTTGGAGCACCGGAGACTTTCTTGGTATTGCGCTTCTGCTCAGGGGCCTTGGTGAAACGGGCATCAAGACGACCAATAGCGAGAGTTGCAGACGCGGGACCCGAAGCAACGATTTTTTGGGCCTCGCCGATATTTTGAGAAAGGTAATACATAATCTGCGGACCGTAGTCGCACGACATAATGGTTGCGGCCAAGAATTCGCCGTAATTAGGGTCGATACCATCGAAGGCTTCTCCCATAGTCGCAAGACGTTCGCGAATATCAGGTAGTTCTTCGGTGGCAGCATCGACCTTTTCAAGCCACGAACTTTTCAGTTCCTCTTGAGCGGCTTCAAACATCGACTGTTGTCGTGCCGTCTCCTCGGCTTCCTTTGCAGCCTTCGTTTCCTGTGCAATCGTGAACTTCGTTAAGTCACGAATAAACGCAGGGTCGAATTCGCCTAGCGGATAAATCGGCTCGCCATTTTCATCGGTTGCATCGGGGCTAGGAGCCTCAGCCGGTAGCTGCTCACGCAGCGGCTTCGGTTCGGCAGTTGTATTTTCCTCAGATTTACGAACTTCATGCGCTTCAAGGCGCTTAAGGAGTTCGGCCTCACGGCGTTCCGCCTCACGCTTTCCACGCGTCAGTTCGTCGATGCGGTCCTGAAAAGACTTCTTACCCTTCTTAGGTTCCGGCTTAGGTTCCGGTTCGTCATCGGGGTCTTCATCCTCAGTAGGTTCATCCTCCGAGGCATCTGTATCTTCTTCGGTTGCGAGGGCATCGTCCTCGGTCTCAGGGACATCCTCGTCTTCGACCTTATCTTCCGGGTCATCGGTGGCCACCGGCTTCCGGTTGAAAAAGGCATCTTCGAATGCGTCGAGATTGTCCATATCGACAAGATTACTGTTGTCGTCAGTCATAGAGCTATCGCTCAAAGTTGCGTCCTTTCAGACGTTCCCGTGTTGCGGATTAGTCGGAGGCTTCGGGTTTAGGGCCTTCATCCGTGGTATTTTTTGCAGAAGCAGATTGCTTCTTTAGTTCGAGATTGCCGACGTTGTTCTCGCGGACAGTCTCAATCTTATGGGCTTCTAGTTCGATGTGGGCTTCGTGCTCCATCCGCTTGATAGCGGCTTCTTCATCGAACCGTGCGATTTGGGCATAGGCGGAAAGACGTTCAGTCTCAGCCTTGAATTCCTCGATTTCGAGTTTCTTCGCCTCAATCGCGGCCTTAGTCTTGAGGGTCTGGTTCTCCTGCTGAAGCTTGGCAAGCTCCTGCTGAGCCTGCTGCATAGCCTCTTGGATTTGAGCCTGAGCAGCCATAAGCTGCTGCGGGTCGACACTCTGCTCTCCCATCTCGGCCTTTTCCTTGTCGGATAGAAGCTGCGGGGGGATAGTCTTACGGAGACGTTCAGCGAGTTCTTCCGAACCCGGCCAATCCTGGGCCTTGACGACAAGGTCCCCGGCGACTTGCATGATTTCGGGGAAGACCTGAATTGCGTCCATCATCGCCTGAGCCGCCTCGACACGACGGGTAGTATAGGAAGCCCCGGTCGTAATCGCTACGTCATACGTTCCAGTGGAGAGGTCCGGGCTTGCCGGGTCCATAGGGTCGTTAATCTTAACGAGCTTGGTGCTCTCGTCTTCTCCGATAATCCGGATGATACGAGTTCCGTCATAAATCTGCGGAATTAGCTGATTAATGACGTCACCGGCTTCAAGAATAGCGGCGTTACCGTTGTCGTAATAAGTCAGTGATGCGACGTCGCCTTCGCGCTGACGGGCCATAATGGCTCGACCAGAAGTCTCATTAGACTTGATGCCTAGGCTGGCATCATGGATGCCTGTGACGTCTTTCATGTCCTGTGTGTTAATCTGTGCTTCATTAAGAAGTGCAGTCTGCATCACAGGAGGTTCGACACGCATCGGGGCTGCCGAGGCGTCGTCGTTATATACCAACAGTGGGTCGCGGGAGAGGTGTGCCTTACGGAACTGTTCTTCCCTGCCTTCAACAGCGCTTTCTGGTGCAATCCACTGAGCCTTGGGGGCGTAACCCAACTGCTCGGCTGCTACCGAACGCCAGAAATTTCGCAGCCGGGCGGCGTCCTTCATGAAACGGACCAAACCGTAACGGACGCGACGTTCACCTAATGAAACCGTCCGGCCCGACATACGGATAATCGGGAGACGGTTGATTTGATATTCATACGGACCGGCGAGGATTTTATAGCCGGTGACAAGATGCATCTGAGCAAATCTAACCGGAGCGATACGAGACTTAATCAGTCCTCCGTGCTGCTCCTGAAGCTGTTCGAGCTTTTCACCATCGATGACGTGGATGCTGCCGTCCTCGAACATCCCGAGGAAACGCTTCCGCTCAATCATCCGCCAGTGCTCGGTGACTTTCACCGTGCCGTCATCAATCCAGCCGGAGTTCCGCATCGTCCGCTTCTCGGTATCCGAAAGGGTCGACGGGTCGTCATCAGGCCACTGCCGTTTGAACTCCTTCGTAGGGAGGGTGTCATCGACGAAACAACGGCGGGCATCCCGACCAGTAGGGTCGATAGAGAGACGGTCCCAAACCACCGAGAGACAGTCTTCGATAGGAAGGAACGTAATCTCTTGGTCAAAGACGTCATCGCAAGAATACTGAACACCTACACGAAACGCACCGTCGCCACACTGTATCATGCTCTCGAAGGTATTATCTAAGATACGGTCGGCACGAGACTTCGTGTGAATAGACCTGATGAGGTCAGACCGGATATCCGCAATTTCCTTATCACCGTTCTCACCGGGAATTACCTTGGCGGCATTCCGGTTCTCACGCCAGTCTCCGACAAGCTGAGCAGTGAACTGCGGCATCGTGTTAATGACGAGACACGGAAGGCCTGAACGCTGTTGCAGGACTTGTGGGTCCCACTGGTCGCCTGCGACGAACTTCTTATCCTCTAGTGCGGCCTTACGGTTATCACTATCGGCCTCTAGGTCGAGTTCGTAGTTCTCACGGAGGTCTTGTAGATAATCCTCGACAGTGTCGAAACCTTCCGGGACATACTTCGCCTCAGGCTTCTTCAGTTCATCGCTGTCGAAACTGAGGGTATCGACCTCGTAGGCTTCGTCTTCTTTCATATTTTTACCCTACCATCCATGAGGTATCGGTTTCACCGCGAAAAACATTCGCCTTGGTTTCGATACCCGTGATGTCTTTGAGTTTATATCCGGTATCTTCAGGTCGCTTACGACGTCCGGTGATACGCTGGAACAGTGACGACAGTCCCCATACAAGGGCGTCGACACGGTCAGGACTGTCGCCGGGATGACGTTCACCGTCAGGAGTGAAGAGGCACATCTGGTCTTCGAGGTTGTTGAACCTTCCGACGTGATGGACGCGACCTTGCTCATAGAGAGCAGCAATCGGTTCGGCCCTTACCCTCTTGCCACGGGTTGCCGTGACCAAAGTTACAGGGACATTTCTATCTTTCGACCGAAGCACTGCCTCGACCATTTCGCCGCCTTGGTTTTTCTCGGCTACGATGCGGTCTGCGTCGAGTTCATGGTATAGTTTGACAGCGGCAGATGCCCATTCATCGGGAGTGCCTCGGAGACTACGGTCAGCGAGGACGTATCCTCTTTGAACTCCGTCCGCGTCACGAGCGACACCAACTGCGACAATTCCTGTTTCGTCAGCGTCCTCGCCAGACGTGGCAGCAGGATCGACAGCCACGATAATTCTATCGAGGTCAGGGGCTTCCGGCTTCCGGTTACCATCGAGCATGTCTCGGTTCCAGAGGGCTCCGGGCATGTCGTCGAGGATTTCACCTTCGAGTTCCTGCCGCCCGAGGCGGGTGTTTCCATAGCGTTCTTCGACTTGCTTCAAGAATGGGGCGGCGAGATTAGCGCTGTTGTCATACGTTCTACCCCTCGTCACGAAACAGGTCGGGTCGTTCACTAGTCGCCGCACAACTGGAATTGGGCGAGGGGTAGTCGTTACGATTTGGCGGGGATGCGTCCCGAGCCGAAGACCAAACTGAAGCTGGTCCCAAGTCTCTTGGGCATATCGCCACTTAGCTAGCTCGTCGCACCAAGCCAAATCAAACTGAGGTCCACGAAGCTGGTCGGGCTCGACGGCGTTAAACAGGATTGCCTGTGCACCGTTAGGCCACTCTACCAGACGCTTCGAGGGATAATATGTCGGACGGAAGTCTTTGGGGTGACATGCAAGTAACCCTGCCGGACCTAGCACCATGACGTCACGGGCATCCGGTGCAGTCTCGGCGACTAGGGCGATGTGTTTGCAACGACCCGGAGAGAGGGGGGTGTCGCCACATACGTTATGCCGGACCCATTCGGCTCCCGTCCTTGTTTTGCCGAACCCGCGTCCGGCTAGAATAAGCCACGTCGTCCAGTCACCCTCAGGCTCCAATTGATTAGGCCGTGCCCAAAACCTCCAATTATATCGAAGGGCGGCTCTGGCGGCAGGGGATAGACTGTCCATGAATTTCTGCTGCTCGTCCTCAGGCAAGTCAGCCATGATTTGAGCAGGAGAAATCATATCAGACAATGTGGACTTCTTTCTTTTGGTTGTTCTTTTGTCTCATCGACTTGAGCATGTTAATGACGTTAGCGGCTTCTTCATCAATCTGCCGCTGTTCAATCTCGATTGCCCCACCGTCCTTGCCGGTGATTTCTTGCTTATCGATGAACAGGCCCTTGAGACGGGCCAGGAGTTCATAACCTCGGAGCTTATCGCCAGCCTTATTGGCTTCTTCATGGATAATACCGATGATACCTTGGATGATATAGTCGGCATCAATCGATAGGATTTTGGCTGCACGGCTCGTCGTGAGATGGTCGATGTAAGTCGAAACGCCTTTGTTCTTTAGAAGCTGTGACGCCTGACGGTCTGGATAATTCGCTGAATACCCTGCACGAACCGCTGCCGCAGCACCGTTAAAATCGACGGAGTATTCTTCACAAAATCTACGCTGACGGTAAGTGAGAGCCTGTCCGAGGGCTTCCATGTCCATTGCTTCGAGAGCCTTACGGACTGCTGGACTTTCGGGACGTTCGGGGTCATGGGGGATTTTAGCCTTTGCCATTATCGTTGCCTGAGTTTAGAGAACAACGCCTTCAGTATCATAGGAACACCGTCCGAGGAATGAGGGGCCTGAGGCTGTCCTTGGCCCTGTAATTCTTCAGGGGTGACTGCGTCATCGACTACCTGGCCGATGTCGTATAGGTTGTTGGACTTTGGTTCCGAACCGTCAGCAGCCTCGCCCTTGCTACCAGGATTAAAAAGTGCGCCTCCTAAGCCGTTGCCAGAAATCGCTCCGTAGCCGGGAATAAGGGTTCCTGCGACATCCTTGAAGGCATCGCTTCCAAACAGGCCTTTGCCGCTGGCAAGACCGAAGGCAGGGGAGATAGACCCGAGGATTTTACCCAATTACTTTATCCTTTGGCATGGCCCCCTTTGGAGTTCCTCTTGAAGGAACGATTGACTGAAGGCGGTTGAAGTAGGAGATTTTTGAGAGAGTTGTTCCGGGTGTTGTTATCCCGGTGGGCTACGTCCTTGCCGTCGCCTTTAGCGGCCTTGCCTGCCGAAATCATCTTGGCTCTGGCGGCGTTTCGTTCTGAACGACGTCGGATTTGCTCTGGCTTAGAGTTATACTTGGCTTGGGTTCTGGCCCTGGCCTCTTTAGTCTGTCCGTGTGTTCTCGTCATTGTCGATGCGTCTAGCCCTGAAAATCAACTGGTTGAGACTGTCTAGTTCGAACTCGATTTCATGGATGAGACCGCAATCGCAGCACTGCATCAGATATCCTAATCCTTCGGTAGGATTTGGGACCGGATGTATCCACTCAGACCACCCATCTTCCTCGACTTCTACTAGTTCGCATTGCCTCATACACACATTATAACAATTTCGGTTGTGAAAGTCAAGTAAAATCAACACATTCTGGTTGTTTTTGTTTTTTTTTCTAAAATTTTGGCAAGTCTTGCCAGATTTCGGGGGAACCGGGGGTAGGGGGCAGGAGGGGGAGACGTCGAAGACAAGAAAATACTTGACAGAATTGTTTTTCTATGCTAAAATATCTATTAAAGAAGAAGTATAAGAAGAATATAAGAATAATAGTAAGAAGAATATAAAAAGAACTATAAGAATGATTTGATAATAACTATGTCTATAGATTTGATATAGGCACGGGGCCGAAAACCTTCCTCCGGAGCAATGCCCTAAAACGTCAAATTTTTTCTGTAGTCCTGAGAGCAGCCTACCCACCGCAGAAGACATTCTCAATCTCACCCTCCCCCCGCCTCGTTGTCACCCCTCCGCGTTCTTCCCTTGGCTTGCTAGAGCCCGGCGGGTCTGTCCCCCATCACCTAGATGTAATGATATATCGTTGTTGCGATCTGGTGTCGGCAAGCCTTGCCAAAGAGATGCCCTAGTCGGTCACAGGATGCCTCTAGATGCCCGTAGGATGCCCGTAGAGCGCATGGATGGAGCGGCGGGGACTTCCCCCTGTTTTCTCTCTAGAGCCTCTAGAATAGCCTAGGATTGCCCCTATCAGGCTCTAGACGGCTGGAAGGTATGATCCCAAGAGGCTTGCAACCCCTTATTCCTGTCTTTATAGCGGCTTCGCCGCTTAGGCA